GCGACGAACAGCAGGAAGAACAGAAGGAAGAACAGCAGGAAGGTGGGTTGCCCGGTGGGGAGGACGTGGTGGCTGAATTCATGTACTCCGACCTTGAACTGGCGCAACTCATGGTGAAGCGGGCCGACCTTGCCCGGCAGGTTGCCAGCGTCGAAGCCGAAATTGAAACCGCTGTCGTGGAACGCAAGGCCACGCAGAGAATCGCCGGGGTGATAGCGACGTACTACAAGCCGAGCGGCGATGTCGATTATGAGGCGTGGGCGAGGGAAATGGTGGAAGCGGAGCGGTTGGAGAAGGCGTTGCCATCCTTCTCCACGACAACCGTGAGGACGAGGTGGCTGAACGTCTGCTTGGCCTTCGGTCTGGACACGGATGAGCCGCCTGCGAAATACGTCACGCCAAAGCCAGAGCGTGTCGTCATAAAGACGGAATGATGGCTGGCGAGAGAAAATGCCCCGGAGCAATCCGGGGCATTTGATTTGATACGATATTTCCCGATAAAACTGCCCTCTTGACAATCCTGTGATTATTCCCTATAATAGGGTTATACAGGAGACTGAACATGAACGCAACTCTTACCCGCCACGCAGAAGAACGCATCACCCACCGATTGAACACCTTGGTCACCAAGGAAGAGGTGGTTCGCAAACTGTGGCAGGTAAACGTCAAGCCCTCCGTTGATGAGCCGACCTACATCATCGTCAAGAGCGTCCCGTACACCGAAATCGCCGACCCCGATGTGAAGCCCGATGGCATCGCCCGGGGCGACAGCGTTGTGGCGGTAGTGCGGACGGATGGTCGGCAGGCCCGGGTGACGACGGTAATGCTCCGCAAGAGTTGGTCCAAGTCCAGCAACTATCGCACGTTCACCGCCTGAAATGGAGAACCGGATGAAAACATACACCAAGGAAGACATCAAGCAACTGCTCAGCGAGAATGACCATGCGGTCATGCGGGCCGTCGTCGCCATCTGGCAGTACCAGACCAGCCACGAAAAGCTCCACATGCACACGAATGAGCACAACCTGGTCGGCTTCTCTGCCTTCGATGCAAATATCCTGTCGTCCTTTGCCGAGCAAATCGGGCGGGGACGCTCCCTGTCCATCAAGCAGTTGGCGGTGGCCCGCAGGCGCATGATGAAGTACGTAGGGCAGTTGGCCCGCATTGCCAACGAAAAGGCGGCGATGAAGGCCGGTCTACCTGCGACGACCACCACACCCGACATGGCAGTCGCCTGAAACAGTAGGCTGGAGGAGAAGGAGAAACCAAGCCCCCGGGAGGGGGCTTTCGTTTTGTATGCTAATACGCTATAATTCGGCCATGAAATTCGCTCCCTATCTAACGCCCTTGCTTGTGCCGCTGGACAGCATCGTTCCCCATCCCGAAAATAAGCGTGACCACCCTGAAGAAAACCTATCTGCGATACAGGCATCCTTGCGGGAATATGGACAGACAAGACCCGTACTCATCCAGCGTGGAACTAGGTACATCATTGCGGGAAACGGAACGTGGGAGGCGGCAAAGCGGGAGGGGTGGACGAAGATAGCGGCGGGGGAATTTGAAGGCACACAGGAACAGGCTGATGCCTATTTGATGGTCGATAATCGAACCGCAGACATGAGCATGTTCAACCCGCTGAAAACGATTGAATTCATTGCGGAGCATCCGGGCTTGCCTGGTTTTGAGAACATCGAAGAGGCGTTACGCATGGCCGCGGACGAACCCGAGTATATCGAGGAGGAGAGCGAGAGGGCCGACGAAGAAAATTGGGCAATAATTACGGTCAGAGTGAGCAGGCAGGACTTCGGCCTGTTCACCGAAATGATGACGCAACTGCACATGAGCGATGAGGCGAAGGCAGTTGGGAAAATCCTTCGGGCTGTGGACAGGAGCAAGCTGTAATGCGCCTCTATTTCGTTGAGCAGGCTTTGCGATTTGTGGATGCCCTGCGGGAGGCAGAGCAGGCGTCCGGTCGCAAGTATTTCCCGATAACGGTACTCATGTCCTATTGGACCTTGAAAAACAAGAACCTCGCTGACTACCTTGGAAGATGGGTTCAGCGGGACGAAATCATCCTGTTCGTGGACAGTGGGGCTTATTCTGCGTTCACACAGTACCAGACAATCGACGTGAACGCCTACGGCAACTGGCTGACGAAAAATCTTAGCTGGATTGACTGTTATGCAAATCTTGATGTGAAAGAGTCTTGGCAGAAAAGTGCGGCGAACCTGTCCGTGTTACAGGGAATGGGATTGTCCCCGATGCCCGTTTACCACATGGGAGAGCCGCTGACGATTTATCAGGACATGCTGGCGCAGTACCCGGACGTTGCGCTTGGGGGGATGGTCGGGGCAACGAAAAGCATTGATGCCATAAAGCAAAGCATCCGGTGGCACGCCTATGAAGCCATCAAGGCCAAGAAAAGATTGCATCTGTTCGGGATTGGTTCGTACCCCATCCTGATGGAGGCCCCTGCCTTTTCAGCGGATAGTTCCACGTACATCGGCTACCGATGGGGAAAGGTAAATATCTTCGATGAAACGAAATTGCAGTATGTTCGTTTTCAGGTCGGTGACCCGAGGATAATCAGTTATGAGCATTATTTTACCCGCTTCGGTTTACCGAGTTTCCCTGCCGTTATGAAGCGGGCAAAGACACATGCCACAACCTACCTGCGGGCCTTCGAGTACCTGAACATGAAGCGGGCCGAGGAATACCTGACCGCCATTTGGGGAGTTCGGATGAGGAAAAAGCCATGAGCGATTACGAACTGGCGCAAGCGTTATCGAAAATCAGCATTTCGCATACTGGCGATGCCCCGATGGAGTTGTGGAAATTGTTCGTCGAGGCGATTGATGAGCCGGAATACCCCACCGCCAAAAGGAACGCACTAGGCCGGGGCATGACGGTGGTTCCAGTGTCAGGGGGGTTGGACAGCACAATCGCCTATTATCTGGCGATGGCGACCAGCCCATCGCTCCCGTTGCAGACGATATACATGGACTTCGGACAGGCTTACGCAAGCAAGGAAATCCACACACTGAGGGGCTTGGAAATCCCGTTCATCGTGGAGCGATGTGACATCGGATACCGAGGCGACCTTGGTTCCAATTGGAAGCACATCATCCCGGGCAGAAACCTGCTTATACTGTTGCGGTGTGCCGTGGAAGCAGGCAACGGCGGGGTGATTTATTTCGGTGCAACGAAGGGAGAAATCCCACCCACTGGCGGCGATAAGAGCGAGCATTTCATCGACCGGGCCAAAGCATATCTATCCGAGTCCTATGGCGTAAAGGACATTGTCACGCTTGCCGAAAGAACCAAGAGCGGCTGGATGAGATGGTGGATAAATGCGGGGAATGTTCCCGACTATTTACTGAAGACCGTTTCGTGCTTCGACCCAACATCCGGGCATTGCGGTCAGTGTCAGGCGTGCTTGCGGCATTATATCGCCTTTGCAAATAACGGCTTCCCGCACAGTGAAATCATGAAAGTGTATGACCGCAATCCACTGGAAAGAGCAGGCCCTTATATCGAGAAGTACAGGAATGCCATGAGGCTTGAGTTGCTGAAGCCGGGTTCCACCACTTACGGGGAGGAGCGTTCGATAGAAACGCTTTCCGTGATTGATGCGGAATGGCTTGCGGCAAACGGCTATGGTTCGTGGACGGAGAAATATGGAAACTAACGAAATGGAACAGGCCGAGGTCGATTTCATCATCCCGCATATTGAGCCGGATGATGTTGTGCTGGAAATCGGGGCAGGGCATGGCACGGTCACGGTCCCATTATCCAAAAAGGCAAAGAAGGTCGTGGCCTACGAAATGGATGCCCGAAACTTCGTCCTGCTCAAGGAGAACGTGCGCCAAAGCGGGGCAAAAAACGTCCAGATGGTAAGGCGAGGGGTTCTGGCCCGAGGGGGGATACGACCCTATTGGGTTCGCTCGGAATGGTGGAATACATCCCGGGTCGTTGGTCCGGTTTATGGGGACATGGGCAATCTGCGTTTTGCCTGCTTCGATGCGATAGGCAAGCTCATGACGCATCACAGGCCAACGGTCATCGTGATGGATGTGGAAGGGGATGAGTTCTTTATATCGCAGAAACTCGTAGGAACGGATTTGCGGGCTTTATTGATGGAGGTCCATCTTAGACACCTTGGAAGCAGGGCCGACGAAATGCGTACTCATCTACTCAAGAGCGGTTTTCGTCTGGCGCAGGTTGCCGAGAAAACATCCACAGATGTCGTTCTCGAATACTGGAAAGGGAAACGATAATGTACACGATTTGCAAGAGCTTCAAGTTCTCGGCCAGTCATCGGCTCGACCATTTACCGCCGGGGCATAAGTGCGCCCGTTTGCACGGTCACACCTACGAGGTCGTGTTCGAGTTGTCCTCGACCGAGCTGGATGCCACCGGGTTCGTTCAGGATTACGGGGAACTTTCACAAATAAAGGCGTGGATAGACCAGAACCTTGACCATTATCACCTGAACGACAAGATGCCCGCAGGTGTGCCACCCACCGCCGAGAATATCGCTCGGCATCTGTTTGAGGCGTTTTCGGCAGAGTATCCCCTGCTCACCGCCGTTACCGTAAAGGAAAGCCCGGAAACTTCTGCGAGGTACACTCCATATGATAATGGTAAATGACATCTATCCAAGCGTGCAGGGCGAGGGTGCGAAGGTTGGCACTCCCATGGTCATACTGCGCCTGCAGGGGTGTGATGTCGGGTGCGTCTGGTGCGACACGAAGGAAACTTGGCCTTCCGAAGCCAACAAGCCCTATCTCGAGGATGTCCTTGGGAAGAACGGGAATGCCGCTCTGGTGGATGAGCGAGAAATTGCCGAGCATATTCGCATCTATCATCCACAATACAGATGGGTCATGGTTACGGGGGGAGAACCAGCCCTGCAAGACCTAGAAAAGCTCGTACAGGTCTTGCATCGTGATGGTCTGAGCGTTGCCCTAGAAACATCCGGAACAGCCCGAGGCTCGCTCCGGGCCGCCTTCGATTGGGTGTGCGTGTCGCCTAAAATCAGGGCCGCCAAGCCTATCGATTTGGATGTCATCGGAACAGCAGATGAAATAAAGACCGTCATTGGAAAAGAGTCTGACTTGGCCTTGCTGGAAAAGTTATTGGTAGGTTGGCCCGTGAGAGAAGACTGTATAATTAGTTTACAGCCAGTGAGCATCAGCAAGAATGCCACTCGCCTCTGCCTTGATTACGCAATGAAACGTGGCTGGAATATTTCAATACAGGTTCACAAGTATATAGAGGTCGCATGAATGTCGATGAAGGAAAACTCAAAGAAGCTTGCAAACTCATCCTTGAGGCAATCGGGGAGGACCCGGCAAGGGAGGGGCTTCGGGAAACGCCACGCCGGTTTGCCGGGTTCTGGAAAGAGTTTATTGACTACTCCCCCGGAAACTACGACACTACCTTCGAGGCCTATAACACTGACCAGCTGGTGTTGGTCAGGGGCTTGCGAGTGTGGTCATTGTGTGAGCATCATCTGTTACCCTTTTTTGCTGATGTCACGATAGGCTACCTGTCCGAGAATAAAATCATCGGGCTGTCCAAGTTCGGCAGGATAGCCCAAAAGCACGCCCACAAGTTGCAGTTACAGGAAAGGCTCGTTCAGGAAATTGCGGATGAAATCGGGCAGGTTGCCAAGACTACCAGTGTGGCGGTGGTGGCAAGTGGTGAGCACCTGTGCATGACGATGCGTGGCATCAAGATGCCCTGTGTGTTCACGTCAAGCGCAATGTCGGGAAAGTTCCTTGAATTGGCTACGTTGCGGGCCGAGTTCTTGTCTTTGTCCGGAGCAGGAAAATGACCGCTGGAAAGTCACGACTACCTGCGTTGAAGGCACAGGAGTATCCACCCAAGGACCCGCAGTTCAACCTGGATGCCCCGCTTGAGCGGATTTACAGGGAAAGCACCCGGGCAAATCAGGCGATAAGAGATTACGCCTACATGCGGTCGGGTCGTTCGCTTCGCATCCTGCTGGCACGCTATCAGGACATGAAGAAGGATTGGAAGGTGGGCCAGCCCGTCCCGCCAACGACATCATGGCAGACGCTCATCGAGTGGTCCAGCGGGTTTGCTTGGAAGGAACGGGTTGGGGCTTTTGATGCCATTATGCAAAGGGAGGATGAAATTGCGTTCTCCAAGGAACAGGAGGAGTGGCGTCGTCGCAGGCGTGCTCTGCTTCGGGTAGCGAACTCAAAGATAGCGGCGAGCCTGAACGTGGTCAAGACCGAAGGGGTCAAGTTGCCGGAGTTGGTGAACGCACTCGAGCGGCTGATGGAGCAATCCCGCATTGAGTACAACGATACACCCGGCCTCGAAGTGGAAAACACCCCGGATGGCAAGATGGTTATTAATACGGTTGTGGAAATCCCACAACAGCCACCCGACATCGAGAGCCTACTGAGCCAAAAAGATGACCAGCCAGAAGGAAATATATCAAGTTGAGCCTGGTGGTGTAATCAGGCTCAAGATGCACTACTATCAGGGTCTCGCCTATACAAGCCAGGCCCGTTTTACTTTCATCATTGCGGGAAGCCAGTCAGGAAAAACATCGTTTGGCCCTTGGTGGTTGTACTCGAGAATATACGGGGATGGTGTCAAGCCGGGGCTTGGTTCGGGGGATTATATCTGCGCAACATCCACATTCGATATGTTCAAGTTGAAGATGCTACCAGAGGTCCGAACAGTATTCGAGGGCGTGCAAAGGGTAGGCAAGTGGTGGCCGGGTGATAAGGTCATCGAATTGCGTGACCCTGACACTGGCAGGTTTTGGGCCAAAAAGCCGGGAGACAAGATGTGGGGAAGAATTATCCTGCGCTCGGCGGCAAGCCCGGGTGCGCTCGAGTCGATGACGGCGAAGGCGGCATGGCTGGATGAGTGCGGGCAGGACAGCTTCGGCTACGATGCGTGGGAGGCGGTGCTACGCCGCCTTGCCCTGCATCAGGGGCTTGTGCTTGGCACAACGACCCCGTACAATCTCGGATGGTTGAAGCGGGAAGTCTATGACCGATGGGACGCTGGGGACGCCGACTACAGGGTCATTCAGTTTCCAAGCATTGCGAACCCGGCCTTCCCATTGGACGAATATCGCAGGGCGAAACGCTCGCTACCGGATTGGCGGTTCAAGATGTTCTATCAGGGAGTGTTCGCACGCCCTGCTGGTCTGATATACGATTGCTTCGATGAAGATACCATGACGGACCAGCCGTTTGAAATACCACTGGATGAGGGCCGAGTAGTGGTCGGGCTGGACTTCGGCGGGGCGAACACGGCTCAACTGTGGGCATGGCTTGACCCGCAAACAAACATCTGGCACGTTTATTACGAAAGCCTATCCGGGGGCAAATCCACCCATGAACACGCCTTTGAAACTGCGCTCAAGGGGAAGGGTCACCGCTTGGTCGAATACTATGGCGGGTCATTTGGGGAAACGCAATTCCGGGCCGACTGGAACAGGGAGGGGATACCGGTCATGAGGCCCTACACCGATGATGTTGAAATCGGAATTTCCTGCGTGATTGAAATGTTCAGGTCCGGGCGGCTGAAAATCAGCAAAGACCTGCGGGGGCTTCTGTCCGAACTGGTAACCTACTCCCGGGTGGCAGACAGCGAAAACCGGATGACCAACGCAATCGCCAATAAGTCCTCATACCACCGGCTCGATGCTCTGCGCTACTTCGCCGTCACGGTTTCGAGCGGCGGGCATTGGTCACGCGGTCCGGGTAAGTGATACGATATTCCCCTATAAAACTGATAAAACTGACCCCTTGACAATCCTGTGATACTTCCCTATAATAGGGTCATAAGTATCACAGTCTGGAACATTCAAAAAAGGAGACCCGAAATGAATTCACTGACCGTAAAGGAACTGCGTGACATGCTCGAGGAAATGCCCGATGATGCCGAAGTCCGCTTCGCACAGCAACCGTCGTACCCGCTCGAATACACCGTCCGGGACGTGGTGCAGGTGGACGTCAACGGCATGACCGAGGACGAGGAACTGGAAGTGGAGAACATCTGCGAGGAAACCGGGGCAAACCGCTTCGATGTCGAGGCGAACATCATGAACGGGCGTGAGCCGGAATGGGTGGTCTATCTGGTCGAGGGCCAGCAGATTGGCTACCTGCCCGGATGCGCCGCATCCGAAATCGGGTGGCGGTAGGAACAGCAGGGCCGGGTGACCCCCGGCCCTCTACTTGCAAATCCACCCCGGAAACCTTATAATAAGACATAGGGCATATTACCAAAACAAGGAGAACTCACATGGTCACTGGCATCTTGGTCGCAATCGTAATTGGCTTTATCGTTTTGGTTCTGGTTGGCCCCGTTGACTGGCCTGTCTGGTAGGGGTAGGAGTATGATTTATCTTGCACCCATTGGCGGTTTTTTTGATAAAGACTTCGGAATTTTGGCTACTCCGGGGATGTATGGTATTCCGTCTGGTATCAAAGACGGCATGAAATGGGCGGCGGACAATCAAGCTTTTACAAAGGGTTTCAATCCAGACAAGTTTTTCCCTTGGCTTGAAAAGATGAGCGAATATAAATCGACCTGTCTTTTCGTCGTTTGCCCAGATGTTGTGGGTAATGCCGTTGAAACGTTATCGCTATTCCAACAATATCAATCTAGTTTCGGTGGGTGGCCGGTGGCTTTTGTTGCTCAGGATGGAATGGAAAACCTAGAATTTCCAGCATCCCAACTTTGGCAATGTTTGTTTATTGGCGGTTCTACGGTCTGGAAAATGAGTGCGGCGGCGATTGATTGTATTCATCGGGCCCAATCGATTGGTAAGCATATCCACATCGGGCGGGTGAATTGGCTTCGCCGATATGAACATTTTGCAAGTTTAGAAAATTCAGAAAGGTTTACATGCGATGGGACAAGAACGCGATTTGAGAGAACCAAAGCAATCAGCGAATGGCGCAAGTACATGGCTCGTCCAAAGCAGTATGGTTTGTTTGTATCTCGCCGCGATAGTGGCGGCCAATCTGGTAACGGCTAAATTTGGCCCATCTGCCAGCATCGTCAACGCCTTTTTATTCATCGGTTTAGATTTGACCAGCCGAGATAAATTGCATGAGGCATGGCATAGAAACGGGATTGTCTGGAAAATGGGCTTACTAATTGTGGCGGGTAGCCTGATTTCTTATGCTCTCAATCAAAGCGCGGGAGGAATTGCGATTGCTTCTTTTGCCGCCTTTGCGTGTTCCTCCATCGTTGACACTATCGTTTACCGGTTTTTGCATGAGCGCAGTTATATGGTCAAAGTCAATGGCTCGAATGTTTTTAGTGCGTTGGTTGATAGCCTTGTTTTTCCAGCCATCGCTTTTGGTGGTTTTCTCCCGCTTGTCACTTTGGGACAATTTGCCGCTAAAGTTGCGGGTGGGGCATTGTGGGCGTACTTCCTCGGCAAAGTGCGCTCTAACACTGCATGGAGTGGACGCTGAATAACGCGCTGCTCATACTCGCCGTTAGGTGGTGATGGCTCTACCTATTGACTAGGATAAGAAGATGTACCCTCGCCCCGAGAATTCTCGAAGGATAGGAACCGCCATCGTCCTGTTTGCGCTCTGGACCATTTGGGTGGTTGTCTTTCGCCCCATCGAGCCGATACTGGCATTGCTGTCGAAGTGAGGAGGAACATGCGCCGTCGATTGACCAAGGTTGAAAAAGCCTACTGGACGTTCATTTGGGGAGTTGCCATGTATTTGGTGGTTTCCAGCTTCGCCAAGGACCTAACGAACTGGATGCGGTATGGAACCAAGGTGGAGTGGTGGGTGCTGGCAATCGGCGTTGCCGCTACCTACCTGTGGTTGAAGCTGTGGAAGAAATTCTGATACAAGGAGAACCGAGTGTCAAATTCAAAGATTGCACGTTGCCCCCTCTGCAAGGCGAAAGTTGCGCTGTTGTCCATCGTGGACAAGGACGCTGTCCTTGCCCTGCACTTTGAAATGTCGCACCCGGACGAATATGCGCAGGCCCGGAAACTGGCCCTCATCATCCAACATGCGACGAAAGAACTGCAAGGCATTGTTGGAACCCTACCCTACCGCTATCTGCTCAAGGAGAAACCCGAATGAAGGAAATGCTGAAAGCCGCTGGAATGCTTCTGCTGGTGTTCGCCGCCGTTCTACTGGTGTTCAGCCTGCCGAGCATCAATGGCGAGCAGGACTACATCAAGGAGAACTCGCATCGCTCCATGACCGGGGTGTTGTTCGAGGAAGTCGAAAGTCATGGCGCACAGGGCTGGTTGTGGGCGTTGGGTGCGCTGGTCGTCTCTATCGGTGGCCTGCTGGTGTGGGGGGCGATACTCAAGGCCCACACCAAGGTGAGCGACGAATGCGCTCTGCAGGATGCAGAGGATGAGGCCACCGCCAAGAACATCGCCACGTTCGGGCGGGATGTCTCGGTGAACGAAAGCGGGGGTCTGCAATGAGCGCACTTGACCTGTTGCTCATCACCCATTCCCACAAGTGCAACAAGGCCCTGCTCGATGGGAAGCCGTGCATCTGTGGATGCAGGGACGCCGCCCTTGAAGTGGAACGGTTGCGGGAAGAACTGGAAATTCTGCGGGCGTTCTACCAGAAGGTGCTCAATAAGAACGTAGGTGAGGGCGGCTACTTTATGGCTTTCACGCTGGCCGTCAAGGATGCCCTGTTTGAAACCGGCATGAAGTTGATGAAACTGACCCAAAAACACGACCCGCCTGTAAGTGGCTGACAAGTACTGAACAAGTTGCCCCATATAGCCCCCCAAGTTTGGGGGGCTTTTTATTGTCGCAAAGCCGTGTTACAATACCAGAGAAGTTTCCCGGTTTTCGAATGGAGTGGCACATGGCAAAGAAACTTACCCCTGAAATAAAGGCCGGGTTGGAAAGAGCCGAGCAAGCGGTTGCGGAGAAGACAGCGAAATCCAAGCAACCCCGTTTCAGCAATGCCAGCAAAGATGAGATGTTTTACAGTTTCCTGCGCTGGCACAAGGAAGCGTTCCAGCAAATCCCCGAATATCAGTCCGACAGTCGAACACGCTCCAAGTGGATGAACTCATTCTGGCATAATGAGCCGTACCTTGCCGGTGTCATCAACTCTGCCGTCCAGATTGACAGGAACCGGGGATGGTCACTCATCGGCGGTCGCAATCAGGTTCTGCGCTTTTCGAGCGTCCTGCACAACTGGCAGGTGCAACCTGGACGGGCCTCATGGCGTGATGGCGTGGGGGCGATGGCGCAGGGCTTCTACACGATGGACATTGGCGGCATGGTTGAGGTGGGACGGCAATTCAAGGACGGCCCGTTGGCGGGGCTATTCCACATCGACCCGACCCGTTGCGTGATGACCCCGAACATTGACTACCCGATGAAGTACTACCCGTCCAAGGCGTTGAAGGATGGGCGGCGCATGGTGGAATTTGGGCCGTATGATTTCATGCGGGCCGTCTCGCAAATCAATGTGGACGAAGGCTACAACTCGCTCGGCTACTGCGCTCTGTCCCGGGCAATGGAGTTGGGCATCATCCTGACGGCAATCATGCGTCACGAACAGGAACTGCTTTTCGCTCGAGCGGCGAAGGGCTTGCTTCTGCTCAAGGGCATCACCCAAAAACAGTGGAATGATGCAATGACCGTCAGGGATGCGGCCCTTGATGGTAAAGAGCAGGAGTGGTTCGGTTCCGTCTCTGTGCTGGCGTCCCTTGGCGTTGATGACATCGATGCGAAGCTCATCGGCCTGTCGCAACTCCCCGAAGGGTTTGACCAGCAGACGTACACCGACCTTATCATGTACGGCTACGCTCTGTGCTTCGGCTTCGACCCGAGGGAGTTTTGGCCCGTTTCATCCGGAAATTTCGGAACGTCCACCGAGACAGAAACCCAACATCGTAAGGCCACCGGCAAGGGCGGGCATGAATTCATGCTGGCATTTCAGGAAGAATTGCAAGGCAACCTGCCAGAGACCCTGCACTTCGAATTTGACGAACGGGACGCAGAAGGGGAAATGCTCGACGCAGAACTGCGCTTGAAGCAGGTCGAGGTCGTGCAGGCCCTGACCGGCGGCGGGGCGATGGTTACGCTCGAGCAGGGATTGCAACTGCTCGCAGAGAACGGTGTCATTCCGAGGGAGTGGGCCGAGAACCCCGAAATCGAAGCGACCGCCGTTGAAGAAACGCCCACCGATGAAGAGGATGCGCCGGAGGAAGAAACGGACGATACCGAAGAAGCTCCCGATGAAGCGGAGCGGGCTTTCGAAATGGTCTCCGTCCAGCGTGCCATGCAGGCGTTCCCCAACGAACCGATTGTCAAGTATGATTTCCCGTCAGGTAAAATCCGTGAACTTTCCCGCAAAACCCGCAAATATTTTATTATGCGTGCATCGGACGATGTGCTTTATGGGGATGATGAGGTGGTGATAACCGGGGCTGATGTGGACGCCGCCATCGACTCTGCCCGCCGCCGAACCCCCGGCATGGGCGACCTGCTGGATGCTGAACCTGTCCCCGATGAAGAGGAGCAGGCAATCAAGCCCAAGCGTTGGTGGATGCGCAGGCGGTCATAATGCCCAAGTCCTACTTTGACCCAAGCACGGGTCGATATGAGCTTGTGGGCGAAGGGCCGGTTTCGCTGGAACGGCTTATGGCAATAGAGCTATCGTCCCTGTCCGGCTCGAAGGGAGCGACGGACAATCTTGCCGCACTGGTCGCCAATAAGAGCATCACGGCGAGCCAGTGGCAGGCCTTGATGCGGGAAGAAATCAAGCAGGAGTACATTCGCCAGTACATCCTTGGGCGTGGTGGCCTGTCGGCAATGACGCAAGCGGATTGGGGGCGCATCGGGGCGATGGTTCGTGAGCAGTATCGCTACCTGCGTGGTTTCGCCGCCGAGGTCGCCGCTGGCAATCTCACTGAAACGCAAATCGCTTGGCGTGCCGAGATGTACTCCAACTCTGCAAAGGAAGCGTTCGAGAAGGCCCGGGGCATGGTCATGCGCAAGGCGGGCTTCGACCAAGAGAAGTGGGCGTTGGGAATAGCGGAGCATTGCAAGGATTGCGAGGACTTTGCGTCGCAGGGCTGGAAGCCGATTGGCTACTTCCCATTCCCCGGTGAAGGAAAGACCCGTTGCCTTACGAAATGCCGTTGCACGAAACTGTACTACAACTCCGTCACCGGCTTTGAAGACACGCTCATGGACTACGCATGAAATCCTTGATTGACCCTACTGGAAGCAAGATTACGATTGCCCCTGACACGTCCATTGTCCGGATTGATGGCATCATCCTGTGCAAGCGGATTGTCCGTGATGGGAAAGTCATCCTGCAATTCAAGGATGGCGACCGAATTCGCTCCCGATGCAGGAACACGCCCTTTGTGGAAATCCCCCTTGACGCATTCGCGGAGGCCTTGAAAAAGTCGTGATTATGGAGTATGATATTGCCTGTGAACAGAAGGCCCATGAGCCGCCGCAAGGCGGCTCGTCTGTTTTGAGGAGACGAAATGGATAAAAAGAACCCCGCAATGATGGAAGTCCTACAGACCGTGATGCGCCTGCTCGGCATCAAGATGGCGAGCGTTGAGCGTGCCGTTTCGCTCCCCAACATCTACCAGATGGTCTATGCCCAACTGGACAATCTCTATGAGCAGGATGGCATCATGCGCTCCCTGATTGATGTTTACCTGGATGGCAATTCCATGTACGCTGTGGTCGGCATGAACGGCCTGCTGTACAAGACCGTCTTGACGATGGGAAGTGGCGGCGTTGGCTTGGGAGAGATGCAGGCCGTCGAAGTGGACTACAAGCCAGTGGAACAGCAGAAGCGTGGCCTGCGTGTTCTGCGTCAGGCCGATGGCAAGTACCGCTGGTTCGCCTTCCCCGCCGCAACCGCCGTGCTGAACCGTTCCGGCGAACTGGACACCCGGGCGTTGTATCAGTCCTTCATCGAAAAAATCCATTCGGGCGAAGCGGACTATCCGTTCCTGTCGTTCTACCATGTCGGGGAACGCATCACGCTCGGGCAGGCAGACTACGTTGCACTGGACGGCTACGCCTACCTCATCTCTGGCACGTTCAACGAAGACGCACTTTCACAGGCCGCACGCAAGGCCGTTGAAGCCGACCCCGAGTATTACGGTCTGTCCATCGGCTTCTACTTCGACCCCGTCAAGGGCCGGGAGAAATTGGAAGTTGCCGAAGGCATCAGCATCCCGACCTACAACGACGGCTACAATCATGAAGTCAGCATCCTTGCAGAACGGGATGCCGCCTGCCTGTTTACGGGCATCTATATCCAGAAGGAAGGAGTAAATCGCATGAATGAAAAGACGAAAGAGGAACTGCGCAAGCTGGTTGGCGATGACCCGGAAGCGCAGGCGATGGCAGAGGAACTCATGTTGAAGGTGGACAGCGTGAATGCTCGCATCGAGGCCGACAATCTCATTCGGCGTGACAATGCCGAAGCCACCGAGACGACCACCGAGCCGACCACGCCAGCCGAACCGCCTGCCCCTGCCGCCGAACTGGTCATGGACGATGACACGATGACCGCCCTTGCCAGCCGGGTTGCCGAGAACCTTCACGGCATTTTTGATGAGCGCATCGAGGCGTTGCGCTCCGAGGCCAACGCCACCATCGAAGAACTGCGCTCGACGGTCTCCGCTCTGGAGGCCCGCATTGCCGGTCTGGAACAGACCGATGAAAACAAGGTAAAGCAGGCGGTCAAGGACATGCCCCGCCTGACAGGGCGCATCACCTACCGCCCACGCACCGTTGAGGCGAACCAGCCCGAGCCGAAAGAACCGGGGTCGTTGGAGGAAATCGCCAAGGCCACCGTGTCCATTCTCAAGTAACGAAAGGAAAAAGCCAATGAACGAATTTCTCAAGAAGCGCCTGACGCTCGGGACTGAGGATGGGCTGTATTCCACCATCCCGCCCCTGTTCGACCTGTGCGGAGACAACGACCTGATGTCGCTGTCCTTCGCCGGTGTCAATCCGTTCCTCGACTGGTTGGGCTGGCAACCGACCAACACCTACAAGCTCGTCCGTGAGTTTATCCTGTTCAACCGGGCGAGCAAGACCGTTCAGGGAACGAAATCGGCGGGCTGGCTGGCCGACCCGTGCGCCGACCCGAACTCCATCGAGAGCGAATACTGCGAACTGGAAATCGAAGGTTTCTCTCGCCTTCGCCGGGTTGGTCCGGTTCGTGACATCACCAAGACCGGCCTGAACTACTGCGAGGTTTCCCCCCGCTACCGCATCGATGGCACGCTCATCAATGATGACCGTGAGTACGATGTGGCCCGTGCGGTCGAGGCCCTTATTCAGGACCTTGCGCAGATGGTCGTCGATGGCAACGAAGACACTTCGGGTCAGACCGACGGTCTGGAGAACGTGGTCGTCACCGGACACGACTGTTGCTTCATTGACAGCATCGTGATTGACTGGAACGACAACGACTTCGACGGCGGTTCCGGTGCGACGTGGAACGGCGATGCCATCCCCGACACGGCGAATTTCGTGGACCTGCTGATGGCCCTCGTCCGCCGCATCCGCACCCGCAAGAATCAGGTCCCGTCCTTGGCCGGGCGCGGTTTCGTGGAAGGCGACATGGTTCTCGTCCTGCCGTCGTCCTTCGCCACCTGCGTCCTCGATGCCTACACCTGCTGGACGGTGTGCTCGGGCGACATGACGCAGATGCAGTCCTTCGAGGCCCGCCGGTTCCGCGATGCCCTCAACGGCGGGATGTTCGGTGCCGGGCAAATCACCATCGAAGGCATGACCATCCCCCTGATGCCCTACGACTTCGGCCTCATCAATGGTGGCAACTCGTTCGATGCCTACCTGCTGACCCGGGGCGTGGGCAACCGCCGCTGGCTGTACGGTCAGTACAACGACATGAACCCCATCGCCGCCAAGAAGGGCGAGGGCTATGTGTCGCTGGACGGTGGCCGTCTGCTCCAGTGGAACGTCAGCGACCACACCTGCGAAGAGCGGCTGGTCGAGATGCAGCACCGTCTGGTCTGCGAAGCCCCTTGGGCGCAGGTTCGCATCCAGAACATCACCTGCAACGTCATCGGTGGCCCGCTGTCCACCGACCCGTGGAGCGAGTACTTCCCGTATGATTGCGTGAACGACCGCCCCGCATAAGCAACGACTGATTGGTAACGACTGACAGGGTGGGGTAGGTGACTACCCCACCCATCAGAATAGAGGCGAGATGAAACAGCCCGATATTGCCAACGCAATAGCTACCGTCGCAGACCTTGAACCTTTACAACTGATTTGCACGAAAATCAATACGATGTCCCGCCCCCGCTTTTTGCATGTGCTCAATCATCTGGTTGGGTGCATGGAACCGGGCGAGGTCTATCTGGAAGTAGGGACGCATCAGGGCGGTTCGTTGATTGCCGCCCTTACCGGGAATGAGGCCAAGGCAATCAGTGTGGATGACTTTTCGCAGTTTCAGGAAGCGGCTGATGAAAGCCGCCTGCAAGAGAACCTGCTTGCATTTGGGATGCAGGACAGGGTGACCTTCCACAATGAGAACATGGCCTCTTTTTTACTGACCGGGCTTCCCATCAACACCCAAGTCGGCGTGTACTATTACGATGCCGAGCACTCCACCGAGCAGACCGTTTTGGGCGTGACGTTGGGGATGCAGTTTGTCGTGGACGGCGGCTTCATTGTTCTGGACGACATGCTATTTGAAACCGTCAGATACGCCCTGTTCGAACTGATGGGCATGTACCCCGAATTGAAACTGCGCCTTTACATCGAACCTGCCAGCCTCAATCATCCCCTCTGGTGGAATGGCATAGCCGTTCTGCAGGTAGAGCGTTGAAACTCCACATCTCCCCCAACTACAAGCAAATGCCGTCCGGCGGGGTGGCATCCGTTCTCGAGGCCCATCACAGGCACTTGAAGAAGATGGGCGTGACCTTTACGAAGAACGAGGACGCCGCCGATTTGGTCATCGTTCATGCCATCGGGCAGACAGAGCGCAGGCTCGATGTCTACCACTCTCATGGCGTGTACCCCACTTCCCTGAAAGGCTGGTTCCCCCAAGCCGCACAGGTGAACGCCGAACTGTTCAAACTGGCAATGACGGCCCGCAGGGTGGTTGCGGTCAGCGACCTTGCCGCCGACTTCTACCGCCGGGACTTCCACATCAGCCCTACCGTCATCCGCAACGGCGTGGACTTCGACCAACTACCCGCCAGCGGGGGCGACGTTCACGGCCCGATACTCTGGCCCAAGATGACCGCAAATCCCGTATGCGACCCCCGCCCGCTTCTCTGGCTGGCCCGGAACAGGACCGACCTGAAACTCGCAAGCCTGATACCGATTGGGGAGAACATCCACAATTACGGGAAACTTCCCCGAAAAGAATTTTATAAATTTCTCGCAAAGACCAGCATCTATCTGGCGACCACGCTCGAGAACAACAGCATGGCGACGATGGAGGCGATGGCCTTGGGTGTCCCGGTCGTGGGCTTCGATTGGGGCTTCAACCGGGAATGGTTGCAGAATGGCACGGGTTGCGTTCTGGTGGAACCGGGTGACATGGATGGCCTGTCTCGGGCGATTACAAACGTCCTGCTCCACCATTGGGCGTACAGCAGTTGGGCAAGGGACTATGCCCGGACGATGTTCTCATGGGACACCCCCATCCAGCAGACCTATGACCTTTATGCGGGGCTGATGAAGAACCCGGCCCCACGCTCGAAAATCAGCGTGGTCGTCCCCCTGCACAACTACGCCCGGTACATCGGGGAGACGTTGAAATCCATCTTCAAGCAGACCGTTCCCGTTGATGAAATCATCGTGGTGGATGATGCAAGCACGGACAATCCGAGCATCCCCGATGGAGTGAGGTACATCCGGCTTGACGTAAATCAGGGCGTGGCCCGGGCAAGGAACATCGGGATTGAAACTGCCACTGGCGACATCATCCTGTGCGTGGACGCCGACGATGTGCTGGCAAAGGATTACGTTCAGCGGGGGTTGCCCAAATTCGCTGACCCGCTGGTTGGCATCGTCTTCGGCCCGCTTGGGTTGTGCGACGAAAATCTCAACCCGATTGGGAAACGCTGGTTCAATGACAGCTTCAATTTCAAGGAGCAGGCGTTGGGCCGGAACCGAGTGCCTACGAACTGCATCTTCCGCAAGTCTGCGTGGGAACGGGCTGGCGGGTTTAGGAAGTACGAAAGCCCCGCCGAGGATGCTGGCCTGTGGATGCGGATTGCATCACAGGGCTGGAAGGTGGAATTTCTTACAGACAATAAGGTGACGATGTTCTACCGGATGCACCCCGGCTCGCTTTCATCTGGACACAAGTTTCCCGATTGGTTCGGCGGCAGGGAATGGAAGAACCGCAATGCTGGACTTGGCAGGCCCGTTCAAATCTACACGGCCCCGAAGGTCAGTTTTATCGGGGAATATCGTATCAATCATGAATGGGAGTTCATCCGCACAATGGACAGCATCGAGGGCTTGAAGGCGACCGGGTGGGAAGTCTGCATCAGCGGGACACCCACCCCACGCATAAAGGCGGGCTGGCCCTTTGTGCGCTGGAACGCAGAACCATCCACGAAGACCCATGTGATGCTGGAAATGGGCGACGTCCTGGATGAGGAAATGTGGAGCAGAATTGTAGCCAATATGGAGTTCCCGGCATGACCAAGGTTACTGTGATTATTCCCGCAAAAGTCCGGTCCGAGCAGGAAGCGGATTGGTTGCGGGTGGCGATAAAGTCCGTCCCCGAAAAGTACCCCATCGTTCTGGTCAATGACCATTCGGTGGTGGAATGGGGATTGGTCGAAAAGGAAATCCCCGACAGGCCGGGCCTGCTGGTCAAGCACCTGACCGGGAAAAGGAAAGGCTTGGCGGCGGCGAGGAATTATTCGATGGAGAGCGTCAAGACGGAGTTTTTCTTCCCCTTGGACGCCGACGATTATCTGGCGGCAAACGCCATTGACATTGCGCTTGGAGCATACCCGGGCGATGGTTTCCTGTACGGCTCGACCATCCTGTTTGACGACAAGCAACGCTCGACCTACTTGGCCCGGGAGTACGACTTCTCTCGACTTATGCAGGCGGTTTACTGGCCCAACGGATGTCTGCAACGGACGGAGAACTGGAAACGGCTTGGCGGTTGGGATGAAACCCTGACCCTGTATGAAGATTGGGATTACTGGTTGCGCTCTGGCAAGGTCGGTATCTGCGGTCACTCCATCCCCGATGTACTTTACTGTTACCGGAGAAATCCGCAGGGCATGATTGAGACGATAAAGCGAAATCCGGCAATGGCGACCAATGCCCGCCGCATCATCGAGGAACGCCACGCCGACATCTATGCAAGAGGAGAGTTTCCGATGGGTTGCTGTGGAAAACGCACTCGCCCTACCATCAGTCCAGTGCCTGCCACCCCGCAGGTTCAGAGCAATGTCCCCCTGCCTGCCGCCGAAGGCATGACCGTTCTGCGGTACGTGGGTGGAAGCCTGTCAGTCAGGACGTACTACGGCGAAAGCGGGATGCGCTATCGCTTTGGCGGCAAGCAAGTCCGGGGCTACGTCGCAAATCCAGACGTGCGGGGACTGCTTGCCATGACCGACCATGGACGTGCTGAATTTCAGGTAGATTGACCCGATGACCTTTGATGTTGCGTTCGGCATCCGTTTCATCCTTGCGGCACTCGCCGCCTACCGGCTCGCCCTGCTTGTCACGAAAGAGAGCGGCCCGTTCATGATGTTTGAACGCCTGCGGACTTGGCTTGGGCAGAAGGCTTCTGGCAAACGTCTCGGCGGTTTCCGCTGGACGATGGCAGAACTGTTTTCCTGCCCGCACTGCCTTGGAATATGGCTCTGTTTACTCACAGGAACGGCTGTGGTGCGTCCTGTACCGATAACCGACATAATACTCACCTATCTGGCGATTGCGGGCTTGCAATCGTTCCTGACAGGAAAGGTGGATGGTGAATAATGCCTGATGACCCTGTTCGTGTGGTCGCAATGACGAATGAAGATGGTGGCCCTTCGCAACCTGTTCGCATCACGAATATGGATGCGCTGGTGGACGCCCTGCGCACTTTGCTGGAAGAAGAAGCGTACACCGGCGACACGGTTGGTTCCCACACGGAAGACCCTGCCCTATGGGAGGACCTGCGGTTCCCTGCACAGGGTATCAATCCTGTCGGCTCGCCTGCACCGGCGACCCTTGACAACGGGGCAGACTACCCCGGTACGCTTCTGTTCGCTGGCAATCAAGAGAACGTGATTGCGGGCGTGGCCCAACTGCCTCATGCGTGGAAGGAAGGGACTGTGATTTCCCCGCACATCCACTGGACGAAGGTGACGGCTGATGGCAGTAACCTTGCTGTGGATTGGGAGTTTCGCTACCGCATCGCATCGAAGGCTGGCACGTTCTCGAGTTGGTCTGCTTGGCAGGACCACACCCTTGTCGTGGGTGACAACACGTCAGCGGAGAAGCACAATCTCTCGACCTTCCCTGACATTGACATGACCGGGTATCTGGTATCCGACATGCTTGTCTGGTCAATCCGTCGAAACGGGAACACGGATGCCTACAACGGGCAGACCCGCTTGCTCGAATTCGACATCCACTATCAGGCTGAAACCCTTGGCTCGGTGAACCGGGCATCAAAGTAGGTGACCACATGAACCCAATTGTCCCGACCACTCTTTCCCTGTCGCAAATCCCGCTTGCCATCCCCCCGGCCCGGTATGCTCAAATCGTGAACTACTCCGAGGCGGCGTTCTTTGGTGTTCGTCAGAGCGGGCAGGAGGAGTTTGCCTGTCGGACCATCTGGACGCACTGGCAGAGGCAGGCCGTCATCCGGGCTTTGCAGGCGGCGCAATCGGAAGTCGAAGCGAAGGTGGGCTTCCCGATGGTCCCGACCTACTTCACCGACGAACAGCATGATTACGGGAAGGTTCTCGTAATGCGGAACCGCAACGTCATCGAACTCGGCGTGGAGGTCGTGGACGATGTCTCGCTTGGGCTGGCATTGAGCCATGTGTCCGACCCCGCCACTGCATCCTGCGCCGTCACGTTCACCGACACGGATGAGGTCCGCATCTACCATCCCGGGACGGACTATGAAATCTCGCCATCTTCCCTGACCATTGCGGGCGGTGTCCTGTCCATCGAGATACCGAGGGTGCGCACCGTCAAGACCGCCCTGTTCGACAACCCGGAAGATGGGCATGATTACACGGATACCAGCAACTTCGAAAGCACCATCGACGTGAAGCGCATCCACACGAACACGACCACCCCGGTCACACTGGTAGGGTATGAGTGCGGCAGTTGCGAGGAACTGACCGAGGCGACCACTCTGGTGAACGGCCTGCTTCGCAATGGCCCGCTTGGCATCGTGGATTTGAGCGCATGCGTCTCGCTTACGGAATGCATTTGCAACATCCGTTGGGCGAGGGTGAATTATCGAGCCGGGTGGACTTCTGTTACCCCGCACGCAGAGGACGCAATCATTCGCCTTGCTCATTCCCGAATGCCGTCCGAACCTTGCGGGTGCGACTACCTGCGGGGCATGTGGGAGCGTGACCGGCACACCCCGCAAATCCTGACAGCTGAACGGGAGAACTGTCCATTTGGTATGAGCGATGGGGCGTGGCAGGCATGGTGCTACGTCGCTTCGATGAATGCGATTTCGGCGGGAGTGCTGTAATGGGTGATGTCAGTTTCAAGGTCATCGTGCCGAAGAAGCTACGCAACTTCCACACGCCCTACGTCAATGCAATGGCGAAGATTGGAAAGTTGATGAAGGCCGACCTGCAGAAGACCACGAAAACGTGGAAGGGTGATACGCCCATTTTCGATACTGAAATCGAACTCGACCAAGAGAACATCCCGTTCCTAGGGCAATTTCCGAGAAAATTCACCCTAAAGGCCCACAGCAAGAAAACTGGCGATAAGGGATACTGGAAGTGGCGTTGGCTTGACGAAGGCACTCGGGTGCGATATGCTCTGATGATGAAAGGGTTTAGGGCGAAGACCCGGGTTGGCGAATTGAACTCATGGGCAGGTGCAAAAGGCCCTGTCCTGATGAAGAACGGGAGGCCGGTTCTGCTGATGAACAACCCCCGGCCCGGTATCAAGAAACGGAAGTGGACGCAGACACTTCAAAAGAAGTACAAGAAAAAGTTTGCCACCGAAATGAAACGGGCGAACAAAGAAGCGGTGAGACTATCCGGGCATGCTGTCCGGTAGGAAGGAGAGAGTATGGACGTAAAGAAGGTTCACGAAAAAGACAACGCAGTCGTCGTGGAATTCGTCAAGGATGCGAAGGTCCAGCGGGCAATCATTCCAGCCTCGGCACTCAAGGAGGACGGAACCGCTTTGGTCGAGGATTTGGAGGCGGGTGCGCCCTACGGCCTGCCGTTCGCAGAAATCTTCGAGCCGCAGGTGACCGCCGAGCGTCTGGAGGAATGCCTGCACAATAATGGCATCTGGACGATGGACGACATGCAATCGAAACCTGCGTTGGTCGTGGCGGCTTTACAGGCGGCGTATCGGATGGATTTCTCCACCCTGCTTGTTGCCGCTTCCGCTTACAAGCCGGTGCGTGAGCAAAAGGCTCCGGCCCGAAAATACCGCAAGGAGGTAGGTAATGAGTGATGACATCAAGGCTTTGACCAGCAAACTCGGAGCGGTGTGGGTGTTCCCCGATGGCCCGAATGCCGCACCGAACTACATCGGCTGTACGGACGCCGATGATGTAACCGAACCACAGGGTGACATGGAACTCATCCGGTGCTTCGGAGCGGATGGCAAGTTCACCGTGATGGGCGAGAAGGTTTCACCGCCCGACCCCATCACCACGTCCTTGACCAGCCTGACGTTCAAGACCCGCACCTATCTGGAGCGCATCCGGGGCGAGTACGGCCTCTCCCTGCTCCAGCGTGACGGCGGGCGTGCCGATGCCTTCTCGAATTGGGTGCGTGCCATCATCCTGCCGAAAGCACGCAACACGGAGAAGACCTATGCCGGTCTGGTGAACCGGGAGGAAGACAACGAGACGACCCGGGGCTTCTCCATCTCCGCATGGCCCCCGCTGATTGAGGTCGTCGTGGTCGAAGGCCAGCGCATCACCATCACCGAGACGATGGCAATCAATGACGTTGCCATGCTCCCCGAGGCCGATGGCATCCTGCCGTATAAGTACGGCGTTGCCGTGGCCGACGCCGACACCGGCGTGAAGGCGAATGTGCTGTACACGCAGGATGGTGGAAGGACGTGGTCCACCTGCGCCGCCGACCCGCTCGCCATCGACAAGCACGCAATGGCCTGCGGCATCCTTGACATGGGCAACCATGTCATCCGTCTGATTGTGGCTGAATACTACCCGACCGGCGGTCAGGGGCATACGGCCTACTCGGACGATTGGGGTGCGACGTGGACCACCGTAAACCTCGGCGGCGCAACTGCTGGACACGGCCCCGCCAAGGGTGGTTCCCTGTTCGTCCTCGACCAGCACAACATCTGGCTTGTCGGGAATGCTGGCTACATCTACAAGTCCACCGATGGCGGCGAGACGTGGACGGCTGTGGATGCGGGCGTTTCGACGACCGGCATCTATCAGGCCGTTCACTTTGCGTCGGACGGTGTCAATGGCTTCGCCGTTGCCGCATCCGGCGTGGTTGTCCGCACCATCGACGGCGGGCAGACGTGGTCGCCCGTTACCGCCATCACCGCCACCCCGACCGTCTCCTCGGTCTACGCCTTCGACGACGACCATGTGTGGGTAGGGACTGCCACTGGCAAGATGTACTACTCCACCAACGGCGGCTCGACGTGGACGGAGCGCACCGGCTTCGGCACGTACTCCAACGTCAAGTCCCTGTTCTTCGTGAACGACTATGTGGGCTTCGCCCTTGTGAATACCGCTGGCCCGGTGGGCAAGGTTCTGCGCACCATCGACGGCGGCTACACTTGGAAACTGCTCACGACCGACACCAACACAGGATGCAACATCCTGTGGGCTGGCGACAGCAACAATGCCGTCGTGGTCGGTGAAGCGTACTCCGGCCTCGGCTTCATTGAGTTGGTTGCCGAATAACTATCCGATAGGGTGGGGAGGGGCGTAACCCTCCCCACCCGCCTGAAATGGAGAAAAGTGCCATGACACAGCAAGGCTCTGACGGCAAGCAGAACTTCGGTGCGTTCACGAACCAAGCGGGTGAAACCTACCGCATCCGTGGACTGTCCCCGACCATGCCAGAGGCAATTCGCCAGACCGTGATTGAGAAATTCAAGAAAGCGGGAAACTTCCCCATTATTCCCACCTACACGGTTGAAACTGCAACGGGAGAAACCGAAGTCCACCCGCACGACGAAACCACGCTTGTGGTCGAGGGCGATGAGGTGGCGACGAAAGAGAACCAGCAGGTTTGGGCTGAATACAAGGCCAAGAATTCCGCAATGGAGGCCGAGTACAATGCCCGCCTGATGAAGGCCGTGTTCCTGTCTGTTCAGGTGGAACCTTCGCAGGATTGGGTTGAGGAAATGGCGGCGTTGGAAATCCCCATCCCCGAGGATAAGGTCCAGCGTCGATACAAGTTTGTGGAGCTTCGGGTCATTCAATCGCCGAAGGATTTGGCTGACTTGATGGTGGCCGTGTTCCGTCTCTCCGGAATGGTGAAGGAGGAGCAGGTCAAGCAAGTCGAGGCCACGTTTCAACGTGCGATGGAAGAAGCGTTCGCTCAAGCAGGCGTTGCAGGAGGCAAGGCGGGGTAAGAGCAATCATTATCAGGCGACCCCGTACTACAGTGAAGTTGCCTGTGCTCATTACTGGAACGTCCTGCCTTCGCAAATGGGTCTGTGTGATGCCAGAGAAGATGCCGCCGTAATGCTCGCCTACTGGCGAACCGCAACCGGCATCGAGGAATTGGAAGGGCATCTACAGCGTCTGGAAATGGAAAAGAACCGGTTGAGGAAAGGGTCGAGGCGTAAGTAATGGAGCAAATCGGACTTGAGGGTGTTTTCAAGACAGCGTCGTTTACGGCGGGCTTGAACCTCTACCTGCGTGGCATTGAACAGGCGCACACCCGGACGACCACTGGTGCGGCTGGCATGGGTAGTGCCATGACCGGGATGTCTGGTATTGTCTCCAAGTCGCTCGGCCTATTGGGGGGAATATTCACCAGTTTTGTCGGCAATACGCTCGCCAATGCATTCAGCAATGGAACCGCAATGTTTCGGCAGTTTGCCTACAATGCCGTCGCTGAAACTGCGAAAATCGAATATGCCATGATTGGCCTGCAAAGCCTTCTGGCCCGCCAGTTTGTACAGGAAGGGCGGGCAGATAATGTCACGCAGGGACTGTTGATGGCGGCGGGTGCTTCGGAAGAACTGTACCGTGAGCTTCGCAACATTGCCATTCTGTCTCCCTATCAATTCGAAAACGTCTTTCAGACCTTCCGTCAGTCTATGGCATTCGGCTTCAAGGCTGATGAGGCCCGAGACTTCACCGATGCACTCCTGAACATGGCGGCGGGCGTGGGTGCGGATGCTTCCATGCTCGACCGCATGTCCTACAACTTGGCCCAAGTCCGGTTGGTTGGCAAGGTTACACGGCTGGACGTGCGGCAGTTGGCTATGGCTGGCCTAGACCTTGTCAGCGTCCTAAAATACATGGGCAAACAGCATAACGTGGTCATCAAGGACATTGACGACTTCAATAATGCGATTGCCTCCGGGCGACTGAAGTGGGAAGACTTCGCCAGCGATTTCAAGAAGTACGCCGACGAAAACTTCGGTGGGGCGGCAGAGCGCATGTCCCGCACGCTCTACGGGTTGAAATCCACGATGCAGGATGTGTTTGCTCTGTCCATGCCCGAACTGCTTGGGCCTGCCTTTGAAGTCATTGCTGGACTTGGTTCGCAAATCCTTGACCGCTTCATGGGTGCGCTGAACAGCGGCACGCTCACGGAAATCGGGACTAAACTTGGCGAAAACGTAGATGCCTTTCTGACCCCGCTATTCGATGCCATCACTGCTTTTATGGATGGAGGTCCCGGTTCTACCAAGTTTGCAACGGCCCTGTTCAACCTGTTCAACTCTCGCTCGGTTGCAAATGCAATTCAAGATGGCATCTGGTCTGCCCTGTCCACTGTGCAACTCGGCGGCTTTGCATTGACCGGAAATCTTGACCTATCGAACCCCGAAGCGGTGCAGGGGATGATACGAAACATGCTCGGCGTTACCGGGAACACTGGCGGCCTGTTCGGGAATGCAGACAACGCCTCTGGTTTCCTGTCTTCGCTTGGAAGAATCAGTGATGCCATGAACGTCATCAAGACTGCGCTCGACCCGATACTGGTGCAGTTCGATGTGCTTTGGCGTGAATTTTCACCGCAAATCACCGAGCTTATTCAGGAGTTCTTCGGGGTCGATGTCTCTGGTGGCGTTGCCAGCTTTTTTGAAATCTTTGCGAATTTCCTGCGGGACAATGGCCCGCTGATTGTGGAATTTGTCAGGACCGTCCTTCAATGGCTGGTCGATACCGGCCTTCCCCAACTGTTCCGTTTTCTTTCGTTGCTGGGATGGGTTTTGGGGTTTGTCTTCGACACCATCCTGAACCTGATGGAGTACTTCATGCTGGTGGTCACCGGCGACTTCGCCGGGGCATGGAATATGCTCGGGACAATCGCCAAGGATGCGCTTCTTCTTGTGGTCGAAGTGTTTGCGTGGTTCATTGATTGGGTGCTACAGTGGATGGGGTCGTCCCTTGAAGAACTCGGCTTGATTTGGGCTGGCACGTTCGAAGCCATGTCCACTACGGCGAGCATTATTTGGGAGCAAATCAAGACGTGGTGGGATAAGGGCATGAAGGACATCAAGACTTGGTGGGAAGAAGGCTGGCGTGACATTCTCAAGTTTTGGGAGAACCTTGGCCCCACTCTCGAGCAGGCAGGAAGGGACGTTCTGCAGGGCCTATGGGACGGCATGAAGGATGTTTGGGAAGAATTGAAATACTGGTGGAACAATGCGGTCGGTGACATTGTTCGGGTTATCGAAAGCATCTTCCAGATTTCGTCTCCGTCCAAGGTGTTCACCGGGATTGGCGAGCAGGTCATTGCCGGTCTGGCCGAGGGTCTGATGGGCGGCATGAATGTCCCGGTAAACCTTATCGGGAACGTTGCGGAGAACATGCAGGAAGCGGCCCTCACCGGCATTACTGGCGGGGCTGGTTCCTACTATAACAACACGCAAAGCACCGCTTACAATTTCAACGTCTCGGGTGGCAACAACCTTGACGCTGATGCTCTGTACGCCCTGTTCCGTCGAAGGGAGATACTTGGTGCAAATTGATTATGTGTACGGCACGGATGAATTCCACATCACCCGGCCCGGTGCAATCGTTCTGTCTGGAATGGCTGGCGACATGGCCCCCGACTTTCGCTTGAACAGCGAATTCGCCGGGGAAGTCGCAAAGGTCATGGCCTACTCCATCGGCACACGCACGCTGGAACTCCCTCTTGCGATTGTCGCCAAGTCCATGATGGCTAGGCGGTTGCTGGTCAATGACCTGCTCGCCTACCTCGCCACCTACCCCGGCGGCTACCTGCGCTTCACCGACAATGATGGGGTGGCCCGGGAACTGCGTGACGTATACTTGCAGGACGGTGCGGAGGACGATGGGGTGGATGGGCTGGAGGATGTGCCGGGGGCGCAATTCGTCCTGTCCTTCTCCGTCAGTGACCCGTTCTGGTATGAGATAACAGACACGACGCAGACCTTCCAGTTGGCGGCAAGCACTGGCACGTTCTTCCCGATATTCCCGCTTCGCCTGACAGCGAGTGCTGTGCTCCAACGTAAAACCGTGAACAATCCCGGCTATACCGTCTGGCCCATTATCACAGTATCCGGGCCTGCATCGGACATCGTGTTGAAGAACTTTACTACTGGCAAGGAACTTGCCTTATTGCCGACCCTGTCTCTTTCTTTGGGCGACACCCTTGTAATCGACACCCGCCCGTTGTATAAGACAGTGGAGAAGAACGGTGTCAATGCCTTCGCCTACTTCAATCGGTCGAGTGAATTCTGGCCCCTCATCACTGGCGACAATGATATATCCTGCATGATGGGCAACTCCGATGCGAACACGCAGGTCGATTTCGTTTATGCGGAAAGGTATCTGGCCCGATGACCACTAGCATCTGGCACGTATTCTCCCGGGACGCAAGCGGGGCGATTACGGGGAAGATTGATGGCTTCACCCGGCTTGAGATTATTCCCCGCTTCAACGCCGTTGGCTCATGGGCTATGGACATCGACCTATCCCTCGACCAAGCGGCCCTGCTTGGCATCGGTGGCGGCATATCCATCTACCGGGATGGGCAACCTTTTTTCTCCGGCAAAGTCGGCGGCTATGAGCGAAGCCGGGATGCCGTAAAGAACTCGATTTCGTGGTACGGCAAGTGCGACCTTGGCTTTTTGGAGAAGCGGGTGGCGTTGCCCGTTGTCAGTGGCCCTCCCTACTCATCTGCGACGCATGATGTGCGGACCGGGGTGGCTGAAACGGTTTTGAAGCAGTACGTCTATTACAATGCCGGGGCTGGCGCAAATCTGGCTCGGCGGGTGACAGGGCTGACCATCGAGACCGATTATGGGCGTGGAAGTGCAGTTACCGGGCGGGCGAGGTTTGATGGCCTCATGGACCTGCTCGCCATGCTCGCCGGGGCGGCTTCGCCTGCGCTTGGCTTCCGTGTGGTGGATTTGCAATTTCAGGTTTACTCCCCGGTGGACAGGACAAGCTCAATCCTGTTCGACTTCGATACCGGGACGTTGCTTTCCTACCAGTATCAGGAGGGCGAACCGGATGCGAACTACCTCATCACGGGCGGGCTTGGCACAGGAACATCCCGCACCTTCGTTGAGGGGATGGACAGCAACAGTGTGCTTCGGTGGGGCAGGGCAGAGGAATTCTACAACTATGAGCGCACGTCCGTCACGGCTGAACTGCTCGAAATGACGGCATCCGAGTTGGACAATCGGGGTAGCTCATCCAGTCTGAAAGTCGTCCCCATCGAAGCGAAGGGGCGGTGCATGTTCGTGGACTACACCATCGGAGACTTGGTTGCCTTCCGCATCGATGGGGTAGAGCTTTCCATGCGGCTGACAGAGGCCCGCATCGTGATTTCGCAGGATGCGGTTGTCATTACCCCCGTATTGTCCGCAGGGAATATTCCAGTAGGCTTGCAACGGGATGCGTTGAGGAACGCACAGGCACGCAAGCGCATTGGCGTGGTTGAGAGGAGTTGAAATGACCATCACATATTACCCATTTGATGGAGCCGATGTCTATCAAGCACAGTGGACGAAGATGTTTTCGCCTGTGCAATCCGGCGTGGTTGCTGGCATTGGAGACGGTCTTGAAGTGTACGGCGACTCGTCGGGCATGCAGGTCAAGGTCAGGTCTGGTCGTGCGTTCATCAAGGGGCATACGATGGACAGTGATGCGACGAGTACGCTCGCCATCGCCGCCGCCGACCCGAGCAACGCCCGGTGGGACTTGGTCGTGGTGAAATTGGATTGGGTCAATAAGACCATTTCCCTCGTCGTCAAGACCGGAACCCCCGCAGGTTCCCCGGCCCTACCGTCCGTCACGGAAAGCTCGACGGTTTGGGAAATTCCGCTGGCAAAGGTCATCGTGGATGCGGGCGCAACGACCATCGCCGCCGCAAAAGTGATTGACCGCAGGATTGCCTGCAATCTGTTCAAGATACCCTTCCTGATTGGGGATGGCGTGACCGTCATCACCGCAGGCGTGAAGGCCGTAATCCCGGTAAGGTTCCCGCTTATTCTGCATGGCTGGCAAATCGAGGAAGTCACCGCAACGTCCGGGAGCATCACATTTGACATTTGGGTGGACTACTACGGGAACACCCCCGCCGTTGCCGACACCATCATTTCCAGCGGCAAGCCCCTGATTTCGTCAGCGGTTCGTGGGGTGAGTGTGCTATCGCTTGGCTCTGGCGGCATTTCCACTTGGTCAGCGGGCATGACCGGCGTTCTGCGCCCCGAGCAGTATGACAACGGACTGCTTCTGTCGGTGAATGCGGATGCCACGCCCGCTACGGTCAAGAAGGTCTGCCTGACCCTGCTTGCCAGTCGGAGGTAGAAAATGGCGCATGCTCGAGATGGCATCACGTTTTCATCCGTAGGTGGAGGTTCGTCTCCGCTTTCGTTCAACACGCATGATTTGGGAACGGGGAAGAGCCGCCTGCTGATTGTGACGTGGATGATTTACAACTCGTCCGGCACTACACCGACGAACGTCGTCTGTAAAATCGGTGGGGCATCCGGGGTGGGTGGAAAGCTGGCGCAGTTTCTGGATGCTCAAGACCACTGGACTGCTGCCCCTGCCACGAAACTTTGGGGTGTCGCCTTTGCTTTTTGGATACCTGATGATTGGACCGGGGCAAAGGAAGTCTACATCACATGGACCGGCTCGATTGGGAGCAATCGAGCGTGCGCCATGTCTTGGAGCAACGTTCAGGCACTACGTGTTGGCTGTTGGGCATCTAGTCAGAACAGGAATTCAACGCCGTCAGATGCTGTGTGGGCCGAAGCCACCGATACCGCTTACGACATTGTTTGTCAGGAGGGCGTGACGACGCATACACCCGGGGCGGGGCAATCGGAATGGTCCTTCACCGCTTCTGGCAATCCGGGATTCTGCGTGTCGTATGAAACCGGTGGCGGTGCTCCAACTACGATGTCTTGGACGATTACGTCACAGTCCTACCTGCATTTCGTCTGGACCATCGTCCCGACTGAAACGATACTCAAGCCGTATGTGAAGATTTGGGGCGAGCAGGGCATATCTTCCAGCTTGACGCAGAACATCAATATTTGGGGCGGCAACTCGACCCGATGCTTGGTGGCTATCATCTTGGGACATAAGACTACTGGCTCGCCAGCCACCAGCTTGACGGCAACGGCGACGATTGGCGGCACAGGCTATCCGATGACGAAAATCAGGGAGCATTCCTATGCGTCGGGCTGGTCTGTGTCGGGAGCAATCTTCGTCCTTGCCAATTGCCCGGAAGGCGAAGGCAACGTCACCGTCACAGTAGGCGTAAGCTCGTACACGTCTGACAATCTTATATGCTTCGTTCTGGAAAATGCCGCACTTGATAGTGCGACCATTGCCAGAGACTCCGATGCGGATGGTGCGAATAACGGCAACGCCACCTCCCTGACGTTGGACACCTCGACCACCGATTTCCTGTTCGCCATGTGCTACGGTGCAAGCTACCTGCGCAACGATGACTCTGGACAGGCGCAAATAAAGACCTACTCTCCGGGAGGCCTTGGGACTGTTCGTGCATCGACCAAGCCAACGACCACATCCCCGACCACCGCCATCGGTTATGGAACCGCAACGTCCGGCTACTGGATACATATGGCCGCAAGCCTGAAAGTGTTTACAGGCGGGGGCGATGACATCCCCGCTTGGATTGGCGCAGACACTTGGTAAGGAGCGAAAAATGACAATCTCAAATCCGCAGGTCGTGATTGATGTCTCCGGTTGGGACTATCGCCTGAACGTGAAGGAATTGCAGGATGGCGGGGTGTATGCCGTCATCATCAAATCCGGGCAGGGCATGAAGCGTGACGTTCGCTTCGTCAAACACGCTACGGCTTGCGCCGAGGCGGGCATGCCCATCATGGCCTACCATTGGGACGACATCACCATGGACCCGGTGGCGCAGGCAGAGTGGTGTGTTGCTGATATTGCGGCAACCGGATTGCCAGTGAAATTCGTGTGGGCAGACCAAGAGCAATGGTGGACCAATTGGGATGCGTGGTACAAGGCCCGGGCAGGCAAACTCCCTTGGTCACTGGTTCCCCGGGCATCCGGCGTGAACATCAGCGAGCACTGTCGCAGGTTCATGGAGCGATTGAATTTCCTCATCAATTCGGGCGGGTATGACGGCTATGGTTTCGTGACCACCTATGCGCCGCAGATGAGCAAATGGCTAGGCACGATTAGGTTGTGGGCTCCTCACTGGAAGATACAGCCCCCGCCCGGTTCGTCCATGTCGTGGGAGGATTTCAAGGCCCGCTGGTTGCCAAACTATACCCCCTTGGTCCCACCCGGAACTAGCATGGGCCTGCTCTATGGGCATCAGTTCACTGGAGATAGGGTGAAACTTCCCGGAGTTTACGACAGCTTCGGTCGTCGAATGCCGCTGGATGTCAGCGTCTTCGATGGGGCATGGCTGGCTGAGACACTGGCTGGCGGCAACCCGCAACCCCCGGCCCCGCCTGAAGACCTGCCCCTGCCGCCTACCGGGGTGAACTACATCGTGAACGTCGCCGCCCTGAACGTCCGGAGCGGCCCCGCCACTTCGTTCCCGGTTCGGTATGTTGTCTACTATCAGCAAATCATTCAGGTCAAATCCATCACCGGCAATTGGGCGTTGCTTGCTGATGGGAATTATTGTTACGCCCCCTATCTGGTGAAGGAGAGCTAAATGGCCCCTGCGTGGTTCGCCTATCTGGTTGGCATCGTCGCCCTCGTCGCAACCGTAGGCCGGGTCTTCCGTTACAGGCAGACGAAGAACACCTATTATCTGGTAGAGATTGTTCCCCGCATCTTCGTCGCCTTCATATTCTTGCACGTCGTCCATATTGAGGGGGTACAGATACCGACCCTGCAATGGGTGTCACGGTTCGGCTACTTCCTCATGTTCGTCACCGAACTTGTGCCGGTGATAATCTGCGTTTGGGCGCAGAGGACAGGAAGGGTTGATAAGGAACATGGTTGCCGAGATTAGTGCCATCGTGATTGACTTGACTGAACCATTGACCCCCGACCAGTGGATTGCCTACTCCACCGCCGCCGTCTCCATCGCCACGGTCATCGTTGCTTTGATTTCGGCGTTGAACAACGTCAAGAAGGATACCTTCGGAAATCTCAAGGCCATCGTGGAGCAGTTGCAGAAGGACAATCAGGCGTTGCGTGATGACCTGAATGCTCTGCAGGACAAGTACCAGAACGATGCTCTGGCGTGGGCCGACAAGCATCAAAAGGTTGTGGAGGAAAATCTCCGATTGCGTGATAAAATAAGGCGGCAGGGAAATACGATAAAATCCCTGAAAGATGAACTCGCCCAACTCAACAAGTCGCTCAATGGAAAGGAGTAAATCATGTTCGAGAACATCGTTTTCACCCCGGAAGGCATTGCCGCAATCGCTGGTGTCATCATGGTCGTGGTATTCGCCTATGTGCCGAAACTGCGCACGGCCTATGCCAAACTCGCCAGTCACGTCAAGGCCCTCATCATGGTCGGGCTGATTGCCCTGACCGCCGCCGTGATTTGGCTACTGTCGGCCTACTCCATCATCCAGACCGACACCCCGGTCACATGGCAGTTGTACGTCGCCCTCGTCCTGAGCGTCCTCAAGACCTATGCCCCGGCCTACCTGCTGACACCGAAAACGGTGGATGTCCAGAATGCCGTCGCCCGCCGGGATGCGACGATGCTGAAACTTTTGAAATAAAGGAGAACCCATGAAGGGTACGAGCAAGAACCAGCGGGTGAGCGATACCCAATTCATTCGCTTTATGCGGAGCTACGCTCATAAGCATGGGTACTGGCCGAGCATCCGGGACATCATGTCAGGGGTCGGGCTGAACTCGACTTCTGCTGTGTCCTACCGCCTGCGTCAATTGCAGGCGCAGGGCATCCTGTCCATCAATCGGAAGAAACACTCATCCCGCACCTATGTCCTCCGCAACCTTGACCTGTCTCGAACGTCCGGTAGACCTGCCTGATGAACCCCTGACCTGCATCCAGCTTGTCCCTGAAAAGAACGACACGCTGGAAACCTATCTGCGCACAGGACTTGGGTTGATGGAAAAAGCGAGAGCGGCCAAGGGCTTCTCCCCGCCGAGGAAAATCCTGATTTATAAGACCTACTGGTACAGCCCGATATAGTCGGGCTGTACGCTTTTTTACCGGAAACTGACCCCTTGACATTTCCGTGAATGTTCCCTATAATAGGGTTAAATCTGGCACACAAAAACAGGAGAAATCAAATGAAAATGACAATCGGCAACACCACTCTGGAAGTCAAAGTCAGCACCAGCATTATCCGCAGACAGGTCATGTCGGATGTGGACTTGGCCTACATCGAACTGAACAACACCTACCTTCGCATTGAGCGGGGCGAGGAGAAAATGACCATCCACAATCGCAATAATATGTGCATCCTGGTCGGCCTCATCTACGCTGGCGACCCCGACATGCGGGATTGGTGGTACAACGAAATCGAAAAGCTCCCGGGCGCACTCGACTGCTGAACCATTCGACCACAAAAAAGGAGAACCTACATGAAAACGACCCCGAAACGTGGTGATTTCATCAAGGCAGTTGGTGCTGATTGGGGTGCTTGGTTTGACGGCAAGAAATGGCACACCTTCGCCTGCTTCGGTTGTCTGGTCGCCACCCATCCCATCCGGGACCGCCTGCAGAACGGAGACTACCCGGCGTTGAGCAAGAACTTCGCAACCGGGAAACTGGCAGAAATCAAGCACGACCCCGAAACGCACAACCGTTGGTTCCTCGCAGGCAAGCCCGTCACCAGACCGTAAATCTCAAGTTGCCCCGGGCAACCGGGGCAACCTTATTGACAATGTTATAATATTCCCCTATAATATGACTAACGACATTCATTCAGGAAAAGGAGACCCCATGACGAAAGATGTACAGAAGTTTTTGCCAGTGACCACGCAGATGAAACCCCCGGTCACGCAGGCGTTCGCAGGCTACGAACTGAAAGCCTTTTTGCGCACGCATTGCGGTCACAGCCGTGACAGCCAGACGTACCGTTGGGGCAACGATGTTGATGTGGCCTATGTGGATGAGCAGGAGAAACTGCTTGCCCTTCTGCTCCACACGGAGAACTCGCTCGCCGCACCGACATCCTATTGGGTACTGCCCGATGGACGTTGGCTGAAAATCACGACCAAGTATGAGCCGGGCATCTTCGGCCTGCAATCCACCATCGAAGGAGGTTGGACAAGTGGAAACGTACAATCGTGACATCCTGCGCCACGTCGCCTTGGGCGAATTCGCCCTTCACCATTGCTTGGCGGGGGCATCCATTCACGGCCTGTCCCACTGGAACCGGGTCAATAATTACGGGATGGCCTTGGCGAAACTGACCGAGGGCGTGGACATCGAAGTGGTGCAGGCGTTCGCTCTGGTGCATGACTGTTGCCGCCATAACGACGGAAGCGACTACGACCATGGTGTGCGGGCGGCATCGTGGATGGACGTGCACCGGAATGATGCACTTGCGTTCCTGACCGATGAGCAGTACAACAAGCTTCGGCTGGCGGTGGGCGGGCATGTGGATGGGCGTGTTACCGATGACCCTACCATCGGCGTGTGTTGGGATGCAGACCGGCTTGACATTGGCCGGGTTGGTTCACCCGTCAATCCGAACCTTTTGTCCACGCAGGCGGCGAAGGATTGGGTTGCTGGATGGGAGCGTTTCAGCCGCATGGCAGAGAAGCTCCATGAAATGGAGAAAAACGGATGAGCGAACCGAAGGATGAACCCAAGGATGAACCCAAGGAACTGGAATGCTACTTCTGGAAGCATCGTGTCGAACTCGACCCGGACACCCCGTACAAGGAGCAGGTCGAAGCGTGTTGCGTCGTGTGCGGGCATCCTGTACTCCCCGCCGTAGACCCCCGGCGCATCGATGTGCAGACCCTGACCGTCACCCACTATGAAGGGGACGACGATTGGACGAGGGCCGCGAACGAACGCCTCGACCACCTGCTTGAAATCTTGAAGGATGCGAAGATGAAGCGGGCTGGTGTGGCAATTCCAATGCCAGTGGAATAAGCAGGCCAGCGCACAAGGAAAACCCCCCGGCAGGAGACCGGGGGGTTTTCAGTGGCTCGGGGGTGAGGGCGCACCCTGAGCAGGACGGCGGTTGGAGAACCCGTAGAGGGACCGCGCACCTAGAATATAGCACTCAACTATTGAATTTGCAAGCCCCCCTAGACCGAATTCAACTGATTGCAGAGGGCCAGTATCTGCCCGATGATTGCCTGCCGGGTTGGGTTGCGTTCCTGCGAGAGACGTTGCTTCATCCTGCCCACGAACCACACAAGGTCGTCATCGGCAACCGACTGCTCCACGTCGGCCCCGTGAGTTATGGGGAAGTTTCTCTCTATTTCCCGGGCCTCCACCGGTTCGTCTGGTTGGAGATATGGCTTGACGGAATGCCCATCCGTCAGGTCATGGAGCATGGTTGTGGCAGGCTCGA